AATTGTTTCAATAATAGGGGTTGGTCTTGGTAAAACAACAATTTTTAATGTATTTAGATTTGCTGATGACTTTAAGTATTTATTAACTGTAGTATATTGAATATCAATAGTACCTATGAATTTTTTAATATATAAATAACTATGAGGGTAAGATAAAAATCTACCAACAATATGTTTTACATCACCTACAGGAGTTGTATTGATAATGTTTGCAGAAGTATCTAATTTACCAGCACCATCAGTAACTGCAAAGTAAGCAAATACTTGAGTTCCTGAACAATCTTGTCTTGTAGCATTAATTGTCATTCCAGATAAATCTAAGATATGATTATCTTCTCCCATAAATTCTGATCTTGCAAGATTTAAATTATACATATTGTTAGCGCTACCAGCAACCCAAGGGAAAGTACCAAAACCATCTACTACTAAATTATTTACAGGAGTTACACCAATTGCATTATTTAATGTAAATTTAATATCATTATATGTAACAAATGTATTACTTATTGCTCCAGTATTTCTTTTTGCAATTTCTTGAGCATTATAAAAAATTAAGATTGATTTAGAAGCTTTAGGATATGAAGTTTTATTATCATCAGTAAATACAAAATTTAATCTAAAGAAAGAATCATTAGCAAGTTTATTAAATGATAAATCAATAAAGAAATTATTAGATAAATCATATTGATCTACAGTTGTAATAGATTGTTTATCAGATTTTTTAATTCTTGCACCAGAAATATCAAAACTATCTACAATTCCATTAGGGTCATTTAAACTAACAGTTAAACTTGGGTTTACAATATCTTTCCACCAACTAGGTCTTAGAATATTAAAAGATAAATCAGTAGCTTGACTTAAACTAGTAATAATATAACCTGAAATATCAACAGGAACAGGACTAAGATTAGAATTATCAAGAACAGTTGAAGGGTCTAATGTTGGATCATCTTGAAAAAGAATAGGTTCGGAAATTATATTTTGGCAAACATCTCTAAAAGTTTGAGTATAAAAACTAGTATTTAATTCAACTGTATTTAATTCAGTTAATTGAATTGTACTAGAATGAGTATAATAATGAATTAGTGAAGCACTATCTTTAACATATGCAACTAAGTATAGTTTTTTTGTTGATATTTGTTTTGGTAAATATACATTTGACATAAAATTTGTTCCAATTTTAACATCAAAGTTATATTCATTAACACCTGCGTTTTGAGTAACAAAAGTATTTAGTGCTTTTGTGCTTGTTTGCCATGCAAGATCAGAAGCAGTTGCAATAGTTCTTAGAGTTGAATCAGTATATATTCTTACATTATATTTGCAACTACTATTAATTCCTTGTCCATTAGTACTTGATAAGGCAATAGTTCCAGAACCTTTATCAAATTGAACATTAACTTGTCCAGGAAAAGGAGTATCAACAGTTAAATTTTGAACAATTGTATTAACTGTATTATTTGATGCATTATTTCTATCATAATAATTCATCCAATCAATTGCAACATTATAATTTCTTTCTCTTAATCTATTAATATTAGTTGCACTTAAATCAAAAATATAATTATCAGATACATCTGCAGTCTTACTTTTAGTCCATATAGTAGAGCCTGTATTTTTTGATAAATCAGATCCAAGTAATGAAAGAGAAATATCTTGTGTTGTAATATTTGATTGTGATAATTGGAAATTTGATACATCATACAAAACATCTATTAAATTAGTTGGGTTACCATTTCTTTTAATTGAAAAACAATTAGAAATATCATTTAATTCACTATCACTAATATCATAATATGGTTGAGGAACTAATCTTAATGCATAAGATAGTTTATTATTATTTGTAACAAGTCCTTTAGAAATATCTTCATTGTAATCTACATCTGCTAATCTAACAATTAATTTAGAATTGGTAGTTAAAGATGATAAATTATCAATAGAAGATACTACTGGTGCGTTAAATGACTTTAATACAGCAACATTTAATATTTTTGTAGTAGACACAATAGGTAAATTATTAACAGTACTTGTTAATTTCATATTCCATACCCAAGAACCAGCTGTATTTGCAGGAATAGTAATAGGGATTTCAAGAATTGAAGGACCTGATTTAGTTATAGTATATTCTGTCTTAAATAGTCCACTAACTACTGTTGTTGGTTTAGGATAATATCCATTATTCACATTTGCTTGTACTTGTGCAGTATTACCAGTTATAGAAAGTTTTGCACCTGGTACTAAGGTATTTACAGGAATTTTAAAAATTGTATTGGTTGCAGAATAATTTGATATTAGATTAACACTAAGGTCACTTACACCAAAAGGATTAAAATTAATTTTAAAATTACCAAAAACATCATTTGCAGAAACATCTGAAGTTGGAACTGTTTTAAATAAATAGTTAGTTCCTAAACATAAACTAATATCTACAACAGGATTTGTCATAGCATTTTCAGAAGCATCAAATGCTGATAATGATATATCTAAGAAATTTGTTTTTTCTTGAGTTAATGAAAATTTATTTATAAACTGATTACTTAAATCTGTTTGAGTTAAAGCCCCAGAAACATCAAATCTAAATAAACTAATATCTTGTTCAAAACCATCTCCATATATACTTTGATATTTAGTATAATAAGGATTACCACTTGCATCTGAAAATGCTAAATCAATTAAATTTGGCATAGGAACTGAAAAATTTGAAGGACTATTATAACTTAAATCAATTAAACCATCATTATTAGCAAAGAAAAATTTTAATTTATAGTCTGCAAGTTTACCAGAACTTACATCTGTTCCTGAAACATCAAGATTATAAAGACTTTTATCTACAGGATCTCTATAGATTGTATTAGTAACTTTTTCTAAACCAGTTGATCTTCTTTTAGTATTAGAACCAGGAATAGCACCTGATAGATCAACTAAAATAGTATTTACGTCTTCCCAAAAAACGAAATTAACGGCTTGAGGACCTCTAGAAATAGGTTTTCCAATAATATCTGACATTATATATAATATTATTAAATATTTTTTTTATTTGAAATTCTTGCTGAAAATATAAATTAATTTAAATTTTTTAAACTAAATATTTTATTATAATTTTAATAATATAATCCAGTTCATTTATATTGATTTCTCCATAGCATGGTAAATTAAAAATTTTATCACATACAGTGTCTGTAAAATTTAAACCAGTTGAATCTGTAGGAAAAAAACATTCTTGTTTATATAAAGGTACAGGATAAAAAATAGCTACATTAACACCTAAACTTTTAAGTTTATCAACTATAAAATCTCTAGATTCTTTAGATTTTGCAAGTATTGAAAATTGTGCCCATACATGATTACAATTATTAGGTATTTTTGGTAAAATAATATCAGGAACATTTGCTAATTTTTCCAAATAATAATTAGCACAAAATCTTCTTGAATCTAAAACATCATTTAAATATTTCATTTTAACTAGTAAAATACTAGCCTGTATTGTATCTAAACGCGAATTTAAACCAACATATTTATGTGTAAATCTTACTAAAGCGCCATGTGATCTAATTGCACGAATTTTTGTAGCAACAGTTATATCTTTAACAAAAATAGCTCCACCATCTCCATAACATCCTAATGGTTTTGTTGGAAAAAATGATGTTGTTGCTATATCAGTATGCTCACATGAACATGATTTATAATTATCTCTTTGTGCACCAAAACTTTGTGCACCATCTTCTATCACATAAAGTCCATGTTTTTTTGCAATTTCTTCAATTATTTTATAATCTGGCATTAACCCATATAAACTAACTGGTAAGATTGCTTTCGTCTTTGAATTAATTTTAGATTCAATTAGATTAGGGTCAATACAAAATGTGACAGGATCAATATCAATCCAAATAGGTTTAGCACCAGTCATAGAAATAGTTTCAGCTGTAGAAATCCAGGTATGAGCTACAGTAAGTACCTCATCTCCATGGCCTATGCCTAAACCAAGAAGCGCAATAAAAATAGCGTCTGTTCCATTAGCACATGTAATTACATTAGGACAGTTTGTATAAATTGATAAATCCTTTTCTAATTCTGAAACTTGCTCGCCACCAATAAAGTTACCTTTTAACAGTACTTGGTCTATCGCTTCTCTGTACTCAGATTCATAAGTTTTAAAGTCACGAGTTGGGTCATACATTTGAATGGGGAATGATATTTCACTTTCCATGATATAATATAATATATAATATATATTATATTATCTGTATTTAAAAAATAATTAATTACCTTAAAGTGATTGATTAATATTTTATGATTTTCTATTAAATAAATATTGATATAAATCATCAACAGATTGATGTATCAAAGATATTTTTTTAACAATACCAAGAGTTAAAGTATATTCTCCTGCACTAGCAATTGCATCATTAACAAGATCAGAATCATAATTAGGATCATCATGATCAAAAATAACATTTAGATTAATAGGGTTATTAATAGTTACTGTGATTAGGTCTGAGGTTATACTTACTACTGTTGCTATTGTTGTTTCTGGTAAGATACCAGTTCCACTAATATCCCATCCTATATAGCTTTTACTATCACCCGCAGAAATATTGAATACTAGAGTATTATCAGAAACTACACTATTAAGAGTTAATTTTTCAGTATCAGTCATACTACTTAATGATTGAATTGTACTTTCCAAGTTACCTAATCCAGTAATTGTGTTTTGTAAATTAATAAAACTAGTATCAAAATTTGTAAGATGTGTATTTAAATCATTAAGACTAATATCAATACTAGAACCACTTAAATCAATAGTACTACCACTTAAATTAATAGTAGTACCACTCAAATCAATAGCAGCATTAGCTCCTCCAAAAACAACATTTTTTGATCTTAAGTATAATGGATTATTATTATCAATTGGCATTATATATAATTATAAATGAGATATTAAACTATAATTTTAGTTTAAAAATTTAAACCATTATTTATATCCTATTACTATGTAAAATTATATATGTATGTATGTATGTATGTGTATGTATGTATGTATATTTTAAATATCACTTGTAAAATTAAACTAATTAATTTTCTATTTAATAGGATCTAATATATTTAAAGATTGACATCTTCTAATTGTTTTAATCTATTTTGAATTATAGATAAATTTT